TTTTTCTTCTTCAATACGTTTAATTCTTCTTTCATCTACTTCAATAAACCCACCTCTTGTATCGTTTTCAATAGTCTGCATCGTGTCCCAAAATCCTTTACCTTTATTTAAGTTGGGCCACCATTTAGCAATCATCCAAATCTTTGTACGTCGTGTTTTTACCCAATAATACCCGATTTCTCTTTGTTTATTCATTTCGTCTTGTTCTTTTAATTGGTTGTAACGTATCTTTGTCAATTCCTTGTTTTTTTAAGAACTTTAAAAATGAGGTATTACCTAATGCCAGGAAAATTGCAACAGGTTTGGAAACTTTATTGATTATAAAGTCGTCATCATTTTCATAACCAAAGTAAAAATAATCACCTTTTTTATATGAAACAATGTATTGTTCTTTATCCTTACTATAAAAAAGTGAAATCCATTTAGCTAATCTTTTACAAATATCATCATTATTCATCATCTTTTTCTTCTTTAATTTGGGTAAAATGTTGTAATTGTTCAATATATTTTGCCTTGCATAAAGGACAACAATTCGATAAGGTAGCTCTACTTGCTGAGGTTGAACTAATTGTACTGATTGATTTGTCAATCTTTTTACCGCAAAGTGTTTTAGAACCTTCTTTAATATGATACATTATTTCAAAAGTTTTAATGTAGGTGACAATCCAACGGCAGTATGGTAAACAGCAATAGCATCGGCTACGGCTTCGTCGTGGTACTTTACTTTCTTCCAAGGCACTTCATACAGTTTTTTGATAGCATTAATCATTTCTACTTTAACCGCTGATTTTTTACCAAGTACAAATTTCTTAGAGTCCATTTCACTGTACCACTCTACAGGTATTTCAAGAGTATCTGAAATAGTTTGTATCATACCTGCTACGATACCAACCATCATTGCTGCAGAAGCATTTTGGCTACCGTGTGGTGCTTCACTTAAAATAAAATCTACTTCGTGTTTTTTAATTAAACCAAGCAGTACTTTATTTATTTCACTAATACGGCGAACCGTATCATCAGATTTGCGTATTCTTTTCTTTTTATGTTCAGGTGCTGTTTTAATACACCCGCATTCTAAAACTATGTCATTTTTCATAACACAGTAACCCCAAGCAGTGAGAGAAGGGTCATTGGTTAAAACAACTAAATGTTTATTCGTTCTTATCCGCATTACGTTTAACGTATTTGATGACAGTTTCTCTTTGTGATTTGGTTAATGTACTGGTGTGCATTTGTATCTTAAGATACTCGTTCTTAAAATCCTGTGGTGTCCAACCCTTGTAAAACTTATGGGTAAAGGTTCGCATATTAGACCGTAAATCAAAAATTTGCTTTTTCATAACAAGTCTTCTAAATATTCTTCCTTATGATATAATCGTTTTGCAATGTTTTGTAACTCGGTTTTAGCTTCTTCTGTATCAGCTTTTTTAGCCATCGTTTCAGCAATATACCAATCTACACAATACAAATGATTAGCATCCTTGATTAGTTGCTCATCATTCTTTGTCATCTTTGTTTTGGTTTACGTTCACTTACAAATTTTTCCTCAATCTCTTCCCATAAATCAATTACTTGTTCACGGAGTTCATTAGCACGTTCATCACGTTCAATTATAGCAATAGACTTTTCTAATCCTACATCTAACTTTTCCTCATTAACGGTGTAAGTTGTATTTTTGGTAAAGTCTTTGATGAATTGTAAATTAGCACGAATGTCATCAATACCATAATCAAACAGTATGTAAACAGGAGCAGAATGAAAAGGTTTCCAAACTGAACTTTTATGTACTTCAATTTGTGTTTCAACACCAATTACTCTTGTAACCTCCCTTCCTGCAATTTTTTGTTTTACTTTAATCTTTTCAGGTGTACCCGCACGTAAACGTAAAGATGAGTAAAAACCAACACCAAGCCCTCCAGGAGTTGTATATTTTTGTCCATATTGACCTGCATCAAGATTTTGTCTTACTTGATTACTTGCTACCATTAATAGGTTATTTTTGGCTAATATACGACAAGTTTTGCGTAGTTCTTCACTAAATTCTTTTGCACGACGCATTCCCATTTTATCACCGTCTTTGTTATCCATTTCCATATCAGTGGAAAGTGCTGCTAAAGAATCTGCAAAGACACCATTAATTGTTCCTGTTGGTTTCCATTCCCGAACACCTTTAAAAACCTCTGTTACAGTATCTGGTGTAGTGTAATCAATTCTATCAAAGTCTACATCAAACATTTGGGCAAATTGTTTGTTAAGTCGTGCCTCTGGGTCGTGAAACATTATGTCCCCACCTTTCCTTTGTATATCTCCAGCAATTTCACAAAGTAGTACGGTTTTACCTGCCCCACTTGGACCAAAGATTTCCATAAGGATACCTGTTGGAATACCACCACCTCGTATCCTACCACCACTAATGGCTAAATCTAATAATGTACTGCCGGTAGACACAACCGTTTCCAGGGAACCATCATATTTCTTTTTACGTGTGGTTTTTCTGGAATGTCTTTTTATTTGTTCATTTAAAGGAATCTCATTCTTTATCTTTTTCATCTTGTACTTTTTCTAAAATTTGGTCAATATACTTATCATCAATCCCTTTAAAGTGGAATTCAATTCTTAAAGAATTTAAAAATCCTTGAAAAGATCTATTCTTTTTGGGTAAATTTCTCCAAGTATCAAAAGCACGTTCAGAGATAGAATTAATTAAACTCTCTTTTGTAATTTTCTTTTGTTGCTCAGAAATAGTCCAATCTTTCAATAATTTTGTTAAAATAGAGGTTTTGGTAATTCCTTTAGCTAAACAAAATAAAGAAAGAAAAGAAGATATATCTTTTTGAATTTTAAATCCAATGAGAGAGGTATCTTCGATACCCCTCTCTCTTGTCTTAGTTTTAAGTAAAACCATAATCTTACTTTTTCAAAGATTGTTTCTTAGCCGCATAACATTCGTTCCAAAGTTCACAATCTTCACATTCATCATATTTATTGGTATCTTTACCAAAACGATAATCGTGAGGACAAGTAAGTTCTTTCTTTCCCTTTTTAGGAGTTTCTTTCTTTTTGTCTGCTACGGCTGTTTTACGTTTACGTGGAGCAGGTTCTTCCTCTTCCTCTTCCTCTTCCTCTTCCTCTTCCTCTTCCTCTTCCTCTTCCTCGTCCTCTTCCTCGTCCTCTTCCTCGTCTTCGTCCTCTTCCTCTGGTTCAGGTTTTACAGGTTTTTTACCTTTCTTTACAGGTTTTCTTTCTTCCTCATCCTCATCCTCTTCCTCTTCGTTATCTACATCATCATTTTCCATGAACTTAGCCTTCAGTTCATCATAGGTAAGTACACGCAAACATTCATCCAAACAAGGAATTTCATCAATAAACTCATCATCATATTGTTTTGTTCTTGCTTCAAAATCAAATCTTGTTGGTTCTGCAAATTTGTTTCCACCAAGATTGGTTTCTGCAAATTTAACACTAACTGAAGCACCTTCATAAGGATTTGGGAATGTTTCAAATTCAGGTTTATCCTCAAGTTGTTCAACAAATTTTTCCTGGAAAAGGTAATCTGAAAATTCAAATAATTGAAGTTTTCTTTCTTGTTTCTTTCCATTAATTTTTGTGATTACAACAGCGTACAAATTACGTTCACTTGGTTTTAATGCTTTTATTGTATCTTCATCCGCTTCAGGATCCTTCTTAAGTTTATCCCGGTATTCACAAATAGGACATTTCTTTCCAAAAGATTGTAAACAAATTTCAGAACTGTTTTTAGCACCAACGTTTCTGTGGAATTTAAAAGGTCTTTTAAACCAATATGTTCCTTCCATTGCTATTCCTTTTTCCTTGTCTTTATCAGGATGATTTTTATCCTTTACAAGGTATGGTAAAATGTCCATAACAACTTTGGAATCTACTTCTGGTGTCCATACATCCAACCCATTTGGAAGAAGATGTCCATAACCAAAACCTTTTTTTCTGGCTGCGGCATTACTACTGATTTTTCCTGCAAAATTAAACTTTTTCTTTTTCATAATCATTAAAATTTAAGATTTACGTATTCTAATTCTCGATTCACTTTCTTTTCTTTTCTCTTGTTTCTTTTCTCTTTCTCCCTGAAGGTTACGGGGCATAGAAGGACCTGCAAAGTAATTTTGTCCGTGTAATTGTACAAGGTTTTCCAAGGCTGCTTTTCGTGTAAATGAAATTTCATTCTTTACAATTTCAGCATCATTACATTCCTTTAAAGCATCTAACCATTCTTCTTTTGCCTTAATATGACGTTTATGCCGACGATAGTATGCTTCAATATCTGCGGCATTTGGTTTTTCTTTGTTACAACATTTAACAGGGTCATCGTTTGCTTCTGCAATAAGTTGAGCACGAATTAACTTAATATTTTCTTCAGCACGGGTAACTCTGTCTTTACAAGCAGACCAATACTTGCCATATTTAATAGCAAGTTCAGATTGTTCCAACCACTCAACATCAAGAGCAGTTTCATCAATATGAATATCTTTTTCGTAATTCATTTGAATTAGTTTTTATGAGCACGTTTAAGTTTTTCAGCAAGTAATCTTCTTGTAACATCAGTATCTTCAACATACCAAGCGTTTAACATTAATTCAGCAGCGGTTACAAATCCTTCACACCAAATATCTTGGTCAGTAGAATTTGGGAATGGAGCATCATCTTCCACACCACCTTGTGGGCAAAGTTCTTTTGCAAGTTGAAATAAAGGATTCATATTTTTCTCTTTTTCTTTTTAAGTTGTTTCTTCAAAGATTGTGCTTCATCTATTACAAGTTGTGCAATGTTATCTTGCATCTCTTCTAATATGTCCAACGGAGTGCGATTGAAAGGTATTGTTTGTGAATACCCTGTTTCAATTTTTACGTTCTCATAGTCCCCAAGATTTACATTATAGGAGACTGTCACCCAACATTTGTCGTCTTTTGTTTCAATCATTTTTTCTACTTTGTCTGCCATATTATTAATTTTTAATTACGGTATAACAAGCAAGTACGATTCCAGGAAATCCCATATTATAAGTGGGTTCTTGGAATGCTTCTAAAATAAGTCCTGCAACAGCATTATCTGTATTCAGTAATACACTTGAAGCATATCCAATAACGACACGACGAATACCTTCTGCATCCTGTCCTTTTAAACCTTGTAATATTTTCTTTACCTCACTCCAACCTTGTTTTTTCATTAATGCACGACACAAAGCAATACTTTCGGATTGTTCAATAGCGGCTTGTTGGGCTATTGTAAGTCTTCTTTTCTTTGGTGTGCTTAAAACTTGTTCAAGTATCTGTAAAGCATTACGTGGATGACCCTGGCTATCTTGTGTTATTTGTTCAATAATTTCATCCTCAATAGAATCATTTTCAAATTCAGCAATTTTTGTAAGTAAGCATTTCATATCCTCATCAGACAATAACTGAACCTGGAACTGACTGCAACGACCTTTAATTGTGGGCAACAAACTTTGTGGGTCTGTAGTACACAATATGAAGTAAATATGATTAGGTGTATCCTCTAATATTTTAAGGAACGCATTTTGTGCATCTCCGGTCATTTTATGCACCTCATCAATAATGTAAACCCTTATCCCACCACCTAAAGGAGTGTACTGAATGTTTTTACGTAAATCTCGTATTGTATCAATTCCTCTAAATTGGGCTGTATCAATTTCAATTAAATTGTTTTCTGCACAACCTAATTCGTTAGCAACTATACGGGCTAAGGTAGTCTTACCACAACCTGTTGGCCCGTGGAACAACATAGAGTGAGGTATTTCATTCTTTTTAAACATACCCCTCAAGGTAATTACAATTTCCTTGTTACCTTCTATTTCAGACAAAGTCTTTGGTCGATATTTTAAATACAATCCCATACAATTATTCTTTATCAAGATTTTTTAACAAATCCATTAAGAAACTTATGGTTCCAAGTTTCTTTTTTTGTTCCTCTTTTACAAAGGCTACATACTCGCTGTAAATTTGAAATTTAATAACAAATTCTGTTAATGATTGACTACTTTGTAAAATCATTAAAATTGTTTCAGATTTCTTTTTACACTTGATTAATTCAGGTAGATTGTCCCTAATTTGTTGTCCAAAAACATCATACTGTTCTTGAGTTAAACCAAAAGCATCATAGATTTTTTCACTGTTAGTGTTGTTCTTTAATACTTGCTCAAGAGGTTCTTTGCAGAATTCAAAAGCACTTTTTTCGACATCAACTTCTTTTAAATTTTTCATTTGTCATTAAATTTTAAATGGTTTAAATTATTTTTAACACGTATCAGAACGTCCAAGTATAAGTTCAATTCAAATAATACTATATCTTTTGATTGTGGATGGTCTACAGAGTAATGTCTTGTAACATATTCTTTTCTGTCTTTAAGAAAGTTTTCTAAAACAAAGAACGGATCTTTTCCTTTAAACCGTTCAATAAAACCATCAACTTGTTTTGGTCTTCTTTGACGTTTTATCTCTGATGTTATTGGTTTCGGTTCATCAAATAAAAATAAACCCCCTGTAGAATGTTTCCTTGTTCTTTTCATAATAATTGTTTTTGTGGTTTATCAGCCCAACTATCATTTACATTATGTATCTCAACATCAACATCAAGAGGTACAGTAATCCAACCCCAATGTTTAACAATATCTTCACACATAATTCTTTTCATTGTTTTGACAACGTGTTCTAATTCATCAGGGTGTACATCCATTACAATAGCATCATGTATTTGGCTAACTAACCTGGATTTCCACTTTTCCTTTACCTGTACTTTAATACCTTGAATAATACTCCATAGTAAACAATGAAAAGCAGAACCTTGTATTGGATAATTTAATACATCATTCTTTTTCATTACTCCTTGATAATTAAACCCAGTCATGGAAGTAATATGTCCTACCCTTTGATATTGTTCCCACCAACGTTCTTTCCATTTTGTATAATCTTTATAACGAACGTTCCAAAAATAATCTTCAATGGTTTTAATATGCTGGGTAAAAGATTCTAAATCTTTAATACCATTACTTATTAAATGAGCCCCTAATTTTCCATCTTCAAATTCAATACCATCTGTAGATTTCCATTTTCTGTTCTTTGGTAAATGTCCCCAACCATAAGAAAGGTTTACAGCACAATTTTTATAATAATCCCCATAAAATTGTGGAAATATAAAACCATTTTTAGTAGCACTACGAAGAACTGAATGACCTGTTGTTTCTTTATTAAAATCCTCAATATGAAAAATTCTAATTGCCATTTCTTTGTGCATATCACCAGCAAGTATGTCTTCCTTTAATTGCTCATCCCTATTGTAACAACAACTAATTCTAACCTCAAGTTGTTTATAATCTAATTCAACAAATTGATGTCCTGGTCGTGGTAATATTGCTCTTCTACAAATTTCCATTGTTTCTTTATCCCTTTTAGGTATATTTTGGAAATTAGGACTGTCTGAACTACCCCGAAATGTACGTACAAGATGTAGGTTAAAAAATGGATGAACAATTCCATTAACCTGTTCTCTTACAAAAGCATCCAAATATGTGTCACGAACTTTTTTAAGTTTTTTGATACGTAAAAGAATATCTAATTCAGGTATTCCTAATTCTTGTAGAGCTTCTTCATCCGTAGCACCTTGACCAGAAGCCGTTTCTTTACTAATTTTAATCTTTTTTGTACCATACAAGAATGCACCAAGTTGCTGAGGACTATAAATATTGACTTTGTTTTTAGCGGTGTGAGCCCAATGTTTATAGAGTTTTGTTTCTTTAAACTTCACTTCAAGTTTTTCAATTTCTTTAGTTAATTCTAACTTTTTTTCTTCAGCATATTTCATATCAATCCTTAACCCTTGTTGCTCCATACGGGACAAGGCTAAAATTCCTTCTTGGAAAAATTTGTAGGTTTTTAATTCAAAATACATATTCAATTTTAAAATGGTAATTCATCAAACAATAGTTTTTGTTTATTTGCTAAACGATACTGATAAATAGTATCCAAAGCACAATATTTCATTAATTCTAAACGTCCTGTTGATGTACTAAAAAATTCTTGTGCTTTATTGATTTCATTAGCACTTTTACCTTCTGTACCCAACCAACGTTCTAAATGGGAGCTGTAATCAATTATACCAAAATTAACGTATGTCTGAAATTTAAGCCCTGTTACACCAGACCTATTATCAAGTATATGAGCAGCCAACATACTATCCCAATCCCATCCACGTACTCTTGTTTTTAAAATACCAAAACTCCAATTCTCCTCAAACTTTAAATTATGAGCCATTTTCTTAATGGAATTATTTTTTAACAGAGAAATGTAAATATCTCTTTCAACTTCATCCTTTGGCATTTCAAATACATAAGCCTTATTTTCATTAAGTGCAACAGAAGCACAAACAATGGTATGTCCTTCACCGTGTGGTTTTAGACCAGTTGTTTCATAATCAATTGAAATTATACTATCATCTGGAATAGTTGTTAATTTACGTAAATTTTTAAGATAAATAATTTCAGGTTCTTTATCAATATAAAGAGGTGTATCTACCATACCGGCTACCTTTAGTAAATCATCTTCCCAAATATTGTAAACCTCTTTTTTCTCCATTTTGTCAACATAAGCAGGATGAAAGGTGGGACAAATCCAAGCCTTAATTTCTTGGTCTGGAATAATCCAACCCCTCCATTCATTAATGGTTTTTAAATCTTTTTTCCATCTATGGGCAATAATAGAGTAAACTGCTTGTCCACCAAATAAAACTATTACCTTTGGTTTATACTTTTCAATATAACTAAATACAGAACGACGACAACATTCTATTTCTTTGTTTGTAGGTACTCTTGCTTCACCATCACTTGTTTTGGGTAGACAATTTACAGCATTGATACTTAAACAATCTTCAAACAAATCTATTCCATATTTAGCATAAGTACGTTCAAGTAGACGACCTGCTTTACCTTGAAATGGTCTGCCTTTGTCATCATCAATTTCCGTAGGGGCATCTCCTATGTTAAGAATCTTCTTTTTAAAGTTACCATAAGGTTCCATTTTTGGAGATATACAAGTTCTGTATAATCCACAAGAATAACAAGTGTATTTTTTTCCATCAGGTCTATCAGTAGACTGTGTTTCGTGTTTAGTAAAAAATCCAGTCATAATTTATCCTAACAATGATGTGACATAAATCCAATTATCACTCTTAAAATACAAAATACCTTCACTCAAAACGCAATCGTAAGTCTGTTTTAGAATATCTTTTAATAAATGAGGTACAATAGAAAAGGAAATTTCTTCATTAGTATTATATTCAATATCAATAGATTCTTTAAACCAAGAAATTAAGGAAGCACTTTTTACAGTCAATTTATTTTTAGTAATTAGGATTTCTACAGATTCATCGGAGTTTTGCTCACCTTTAGCAAATATAATTGCTTTATCTAATACGTCGCTTAATGTCTTGGGGAATCTTACATTAACTCCCTTTTTAGGGTGTTTAGTATACGGACTTGTATCCACGTAATTGTCATTAACGACACGGCAAGATATCATAGTACCTTCTTTTGTTTTAAAATGTACCCAGCCATTACCTTCACAAATTTTAGTAGGATTTAACTTGGTTACAATTTTTGCTGAATTTGCAGGTATAAGAAAAGTACCTACGGGCAACTCTTCAAGCATATAATGAGCTACCCTAAAATTATCACTACCTTCAATAAATCCTTTTTGATTTGCGTGTACACAAGTAAGTTTTGGATGAGTCATATCTGAGGAACAAGACATACTGGCAAAATTAATAGCGGTATTAAAATCCACAGGTAATTTTTTCCATTTACCTTTCACTACAAGTTCTTCATCCAAAGGTAAGGTAATTTTACTGTTTAATGAAAATCCTGTAGTAGCTCTTCCACTTTTAATAATAACTTCAGTTTCTGTAATTTTAATGTCAATTTCTTCTTCTTTTGCTTTTGCAAGAAATTTGTAGAGTTCCTCAGCTTGAATAGCACCTGTGATAGTTAAGTCTTTAATAGGATGTGATACACTGATTTCATCATTGTAGGTAACAACCCGACCATCAATAAAAGCAAAACTACCGGATTGCTCAATAATTTCTTTGTTTGCTAATCCAGGTTTTACAATTTCTAAAGCCCTTTTTAAATCTTCTTTCTTAATTTTCATATTGCGAAGTTTTTATCAAGTATGGTTTTTAATTCTATCAATTTACAAAAATTATAAGTGGAATAAGTACCAAGACATAGTCTATCTGCATCTTTACCTTTTTCCCTATATGTTAATCTCATTGAAGGAAATACCTTAGAATACCGACCAAACCAATAAAAATCTGAAAAACTGTTTGGACGTGGTATAATGATTAAAAAATGCAACCTATTCTCATTAATCATACCTGACATAAAATTTATTTTATCTTCATCAGATAAGTGTAATGCTTGTTTTGGTACATTTAACCTTGGGTAATCTGCAAGAATTTTATCAAATTGATTCATTGTAATAACAGCAGGGCGAACCCACGGTATTACAAGTTCGTAATCATATTCAAATTCCGTTGGGAACAATTTGATTAATGTACCTGCACCTATCATTTCATTTTCTACAAATGTAAATGAATAACCAATCCTTGATAATTTACTTTCAAAATCAAGTATTGTTTTTTCTTTTTCTGGAACTTCTTCGAACAATGGTTTCATTTCTTAAATTTAATCTGTATGCTGTATATTCACGATACCAAAAGGATAATAATCTAAATCTTTGATTTTCAGGTATAGCTTGTTCCTCTAATTTTTCACACAATACTTTTTCTTCTTTTTTAGAAAAATTACCTGCTAAATAAAAGTTAAGTTTTTCTCCTGTCGAAGTATTTTTAGTTCTCCTATTAAAAAGTGACCAAGGCCAATTTGGAATATAGGTTTGTATTTGTTCCAAAAATACTAAATAATTCCAAATAGCTCTTTCAGTAATGTTTTCACTTAAACAAGTTAAGTCTGTGTTCCATTTCTCAGCACGTCTATTAAGTTCCCTTTGTACACCTTTTGTAACACGATCATCTACTTTAATATCTCTACTTGAAACAGCTAACATATTAAGTCGCATAGAACGATATTCTGGTAAATAGATTTTACCATACATACCTAATTTAAGGCAAGTTGCAGAATCAACAGAATACCAAGGATAACGATACATTAATGGAAAAGAAGTACACGCAAAACCATGAACCTTTACTTTAGGGAATCCTTTTTCATCTATTAATTCTTCTCTCCATAATCTATCAAGTGCTGGAATTAATACTGAGGTTGGATTAGGTACTAAACCTCCAATAGCAATGTACTCATAATTTTTTACATATTCCCTTAGATAACTCACATCACTACCTAAGTGAAAGACAGGAATAGGAAATACATCTTTACTTTCAATTATTTTTTGATTTTTTAAGGTTAGTGTAGGATTATTAATTACATCAAGATTGGAAAATATATTGATACTTTTTTCATGTTCTTTTAAAAATTGAACATACTTGTCCCTGTATTCAATATATTCTGGTAAGTCTACATAAGAAAACGTGTCATATTTTCTATGTTTAAAATGAGTTCCCATAACATTAGCATCTGTTCCAGTTTTTCTGGACAGTCTATTGTAGAGTGAAGGAGCTCCACAGTCTACAAAAACAGAAAATTTATAATCAATCATTCCTACAAAATAATAAGATTTGTTCCAACATAAGTTTGATGGCATTATCACCAGCTACCATTAAACTGTTTTTATTGAACCTTAGAAAAATTCTATATTTATCGTATTCATAAATAACAGACTTAATGAGTTTAATAGCATTCATAACAGAGCCATTATATACAAAAGCTGGAGAATATAATTCAGGATAACTTAATTTATCAGGTACAATAGGAATTACATCATGAAATACAGCTTCTTGCATTGCTATACCCCAGGTTTCTTGTTTTGCAAAAGAAACAGCAATTTTAGACTTGGCTAATAATTGATAATATTCCTTTTTTGAACTCGTACATTCTTTACTTTTAAGGAATTTCCAATTAGGATACATAGGTTGTAATATGGAGGATAATTCATCAAACATCTCAGGACATTTTTCTGAATCTAAACGATGAGGAAATACAATTATGTTTTCTTTCTCTTCTAAAGAATCATTTACAAACTCTTCTGGGAAAATAGGAAAACCAGTTACCTTAATTTTATTTGAATCAATATTTCTTTTATTAAGAATTAAATTTTTATGAAATCCTGTCGCTACAAATACTAAATCAATTATTTGAAACAAACTATTTTCAAAATAATGAGTCCAAACTGTCATTCCTTTTTTACTGAGGAAATCTTCACAATCGTAAGACCCTGCATGAAGGCACCCACAAATCTTTACAGATTTTTTAAGACCTAAACCGTAAATTACATAAGCAATATTGATTATTCCTGGAAACCATAAATCATGAAAGAATAAAACAATCTCTTTTTCCTGATTGTTTTTTATGTATTCTATGATTTTGTTGGTTTGCTCATTTTTATAGATATTAGTATCTATCACATCTAAAAAACTGCCTTGAGTAATCTTACCTTGAGAACTATTTCCGTAAATTGTTTCAACCTCTAAATTAAAACTCTTTTTACGGGAAAAACTCTTAAAGTAATTTCCAAACCAAATATCCCATTGAATAGAATAACGTTCTTCTAATGGTTCAATTGGTATATTTAATATTGTAATCTTATTCATTTTATCACCCCCATTCTTGCTAATACTGCAAATTTGATAGCATTATGCATCGCTTCTACGGTAGGTTTCTTTTTAATAAATTCAAAAACAAATTTACCTAATAAAGAAGGTAATTCACTTTCATTCATTTCAATATTATATAATTCCAACCAAGGTTTTACTTCTACAAATCTTTCTATAACAACTTCTTTTATCAAGCTATTTAAAAAACTGTTAGGAATATAACTTGGTACTAAACGTATTGGACGTTCAGTTAAAAACAATCCATTACCATTTAATTTTTCGTACATACCTAATCCATGATAAGGTTGAAAAAATTGTCCTAACCCACCTTTAGTTCCATTTGTACGCAAACGACCAACAACCTCATTTTGAGTTAATCCATATTTACGTAAAAACAACCCTGTTTCATTTAATGATGTAATTGTTTCTCCAGGAAAGAAAGTTAAAACAAGCCAAAATATACGTGCATATATTTTCTCTTGAATTTCGGCTAATTCATAGCAAGAATCAAGTGATTTCCCTGCTCCCATTGCATAACTAACAGCATCCTCACCTGACTCAAATCCAATCTCAATAACCTCTAATCCAGATTCTTTAAAAATATCCGCACCATATTGTTTGATAAAACGTAAAACATTAGAAGAGGACCCTAAAGCAATTAAATGAAATCCTTTATTTTTCAAATAATCTAAAATAGCAAAAGCTCTTTTGGTTGAAAAGAAAAAATCCTCGTCTGTAAAATGAATATTAAAAATACCTTTTTCTTCACACTCATGAAGCATATGAATCACCTCATATAAAGATAAAGAAATACGAGTATTTCCGCAATTTTTTGTAGAAGGACAAAATTCACAGCCCATAGGACAACCATATGAAGTGAATAATGGATGCACAAGGTGACCTTTTTCGAGAGACTGTAGATGCATATCACAGTCACTTAAAAGTAACCTTTGAAAATGACTGTAATATTTAGGATAGGTTTTCATAGCTATTTTCAAAAAAGCATAATCAGCTATAGGATCATAACCTAAAACATCTTTTATATGAGGTAAACCTAAATGAGATATTAATGGTGAATACCCTGCATAATAAACATTCTTTAATCCAGTTTCAAAAGGAATAAAGTGATTAAGCAGTAAAGCTGTCTCAATCTGAGGATATGACCAAAATGTAACAATATTTATATCTGCTTTAGGTATAAGATCTAAATTTTCAGGTACAAAGGTTTCTAAGAGATTTATCTTATCGGCTACTCTTAACTCTGACAAACCATTATAAAGTAGGTAAGGAGAATAGCAAAAAGAACCCCTATTAAATTCTGTGCTGGAAGGATCAATAATATTAATCATTCCAAATCTCTGCTCCGTTTTCATCATCTTCAAATACACCTACAAAATTAGCATTAAAATTATTCATAAGATTTTCTGCAATCTTTTCACAAGACATTTTACCTAAATTATTGTTCTCCCAATTATCCCTGATGTAGTTATTTAATTCATTTTTTAAACGAATAAATTCAAGTTCACGATCTTCCGTTGTTTGTATCTTCATCGTTACATAGAACACGTGTCGATGAGGAGTTCTTAAAAAAGCCACATCCTCATATGGGCATTCTGGCCAGGCGTGTAAAGCAGAAAAAGTCGTTTTTACTACTACAAAAGTCTTTCTCATTTGGTATGAATTAAATTCATTAATTCTTGTCTGCTTGTACTGTTTTGTAAGAATACACCACGTAAACTTGAAGTCACCATAATGGAATTCTGTTTGTTTACACCACGCATTAACATACAAAGATGTTGAGCTTCAATAATACACGCCGCCCCTTTTGGATTGAGTAACCTCATTAAATCATCCGTTACCTGTTGTCCAATACGTTCTTGTATTTGTAAACGACGAGCGTAAATATCTACCAGTCTTGCAAGTTTGGAAATACCTACAATTTTTTCATTAGGTATGTATGCAACATGAGCCTTACCAATAAATGGTAACATATGATGTTCACACATTGAGTACATCTCAATATTTTTTAACAATACAATTTGGTCATAACCATCGCTTGAGAATACTGTTAAGATATCTTCGGCTTTTTGGTTATAACCTTTGTAAAGTTCTGTCCAGCTTTTAACAACTCTTCTCGGAGTATCTATTAAACCTTCCCTTTCTGGGTTATCTCCGATTAAATTAAATATTTCTTTAAACACTTCTTCCATATCAAAAAAATTTACAAGAGCCGATAAGATAATCAATCCACCGGCTCTTGTATCCAGAATAACTCAATTACTTTTTCTTCTTTTTCGGAACATCCTGTTTCACTTCTTCTTTCAAGGGAACAATTTTCTTTGTTTCTTTTGTTTCCTTTTCTGCTTTAACAGGTTTGGTGACTTTTACACCGGCTCTTTTCTTCGCAATGTCCATGTAAATACCGGCTCTTTTCTTCACAAAGTCCATGTCCGTGATAGCACGTTCAGCATACACCTTTTTAAAGGCTGCAAGAATAGTTTTCTCATCCGCTTTTTCCGCGAGTAATTCGTCTGCAATTTCTTGATTGCTTTTTCCAACTTTCCGAGGAGGTCCTTTTTTCTTAGGAGCAGGTTTCTTTTCATCCTCATCCTCATCCTCATCCTCGTCATCATCTTCTTCCTCAGGTTCCGGTTTCTTTCCTTTCTTTACAGGAGCAGGTTTAGGTTCCGGTTTCTTTCCTTTCTTTACAGGAGCAGGTTCTTCCTCTTCCTCTTCCTCTTCCTCTTCCTCTTCCTCTTCCTCGTCTTCTTCCTCTTCCTCGTCTTCTTCCTCTTCCTCGTCTTCTTCCTCTTCCTCTTCCTCTTCCTCGTCTTCTTCCTCTTCCTCGTCTTCTTCCTCTTCCTCGTCTTCTTCCTCTTCCTCTTCCTCAGTACCGTACTTTTCAGCAAGAGCATCAAACACGGCTTGGGTAGCCTTGCTGAATTTGTCACCTTCCTCAACCACTTGATCAATGGTAATGTAGAGTTCTTTTTCAAACTCTTCCAGCGACAATTCATCGTACTCAATTGCAGGGTCGATTCCTGCTACCTTATCCAACTCTTTATAAGCTGCTACAAGGTCTTTCTTTGTCAATTTTTTTGCCATAACATTAAAGATTTAAAATTAAAAATTTGATTAATAAAAGTAAGCACAAATATACGTAGAATATCTGAGCCTACCAAAGGTTTTTTAAGGTTTTTTAAATTTATTTTTTAATTTAATAGGAATTATGCGATTCCTATAATTTTATGTATTTGCACTGAAAGTCTCCACGTTTTACTGCTATATTTATTGAACCAATTATATTTACTTTTTAAGTAATCCACACAAGCATTTACAACATCAGGAACATACGCAAATCCATCAAACATTGGAGAAATGTAATAATAAGTAGCTTCTGGAAGATTTTCAATATCAGGTAATTGCTTATCTATTTCTTTAATAGAGTCTGTTGTAATAAGATAACGAAATTCATCAAGTTGCCTACCATTAAAATTCTCCCACAAATCACGAATTGTTACACCTTCTTTTGGACTGCAGGAAACATAATCAATACCAATAGGAACTGGATTACTACCATTTGTTTCAATTGCTTGATAAAAACCTTCTTCTTTAAATAATTCCACAATTTCTTCATCAAGTTGTAGAGTAGGTTCCCCTCCTGTCCATATGATAGAACTACAAGGGTATCTGCTAATAACGGATATCAAATTATCTAAGGTATATTCTATACCATCTTTCCAATCCGTGTCACAAAA